TGCCGGGAGAAGCTCCGCTTCTACTTGCAAAGGTATCTGGAGAGGCGAGGGATGACACATTCAGAATACACACGCATGTATCGGGAGAAGTGGAGGAGGGAGGGGCGGTGCATTCTTTGCGGGGCTCCCATGAGGGGAGACTCCCGGGCTACTTGCACTAACTGTTCAACCAAGATTTGTGAAAGGAGGAGGCTGGGATGCGTTTATTGAAGTTTCGTATGCCTGAAGACTTTAACCTCTTTCTGTTCGGGGATTTGCATATAGGTAGTATTCTCTTCAGCAGGAAGAAGTGGGAAGCTTTCGTGAATCAGTTTCAGTCTTCCTACGCAGGGCTTCCTGCGGATAGGAACTACGCGGTCTGTCACGGAGATGTGATAGAGGCTATCCGGGTAGACGATCCCAGATATGATCCCAGAGTTCATAAGAACTTCCCACTGGAGCAGGTTCAGGATGCAGCAGAGTTGTTGAGCCAGCTCGGAGACGGTCTCTTGGTAGTCTTGCAGGGCAATCATGAGTTGGCTTTATGGAGAAGCGGAGACTGGGGGATGGAGATAGTGAATCGTCTGAAGGAGAAGCATCGGCTGAGGAGAGTGGAATATGGGACGCTGACTGCAAAGATCTCCTACCTCCGACATCGCGGGCGGAGGCTACTGTTTAAACATTACGCGACCCATGGTAGGAGGCTAATCCGAAGCTACGCAGACGATCCTGAACGGCGTGAAAGTAATGAGAAGCTTATCCTGAAAAGACATTTGAAGAACATGGCAGGAGACGCCTTGCTTATGAGTAAGGGGCATACGCATAAGCTCATAGTGGCTGAGCCTAAGAAGAGGCTTTATCTGATAGACGATGGAGAGAGGATCGTTCATCGCTATACTGAAGCCCGTCAGGGCGACTTTATCCCTGAAGACATGAGATGGTATGTAAACACGGGAACTTTTCAGAAAGCTTTCGTTCTGGGAGTGAGCACTTACGCCGAGCGGATGGAGATGGAGCCTGTTATCTTGGGCTACGCGGTCGCAAGAGTCCGGGAAGGAAAGATCATTGGGGTTGATAAAGTTTACTTGGAGTAGAGGCGATGGAGGAGTTATGGACGGCAGTGAAATGGGTTTTGATCATTAGTGCGGTCGGGGGTTGGATTCTGGCTCTTATGTGGTATGGAACTAAGAAGTTAAAAGAGTTGATTGACTTCCTGCTGAGGGAGGAGTGAGATGAGCAGGCTGAAGAAGCTAATAGAGACGCTATCTTCCGTTAAGAGCACTTGGATAGCTCTGTTCAGAGCCAGTAGCGGAGGGGAGCAAGAACTGCTTCAACAACCTTACCGCAAGAGCGATTTGGTTTACATTTGCATCTCCACTACTGCTAAGGCTATTTCGCAAGTCCCGCTCAGGGTTTATCGCGTCTGGGATGAGGGAAGGGAGCCGGTAGAGAAGGATCATCCATGGCAGAAGCTATTCAGGAGACCGAACTACCTGATGGATCAGTATAGCTTCATTGAGGCTATTGTAAGCTACCTGATGCTGGACGGACATGTATGGGTAATCCCCTATCCGCCCGGGATTGTGAGGTCAGGAGGCGTCCCGGACAGTCTGTGGGTAGTCAGCAAGCGTAATATGGAGCCTGTCCGCAGTCCGACCGGGCATTTGCTCGGCTGGAGGTATCGCCCGAATCCAGTGAGTGGGGTCAGGGAGAGCATAGAGTTGGGCGTGGATGAGGTAGTAAGCATTTGGTTCTGGAATCCTTATGATCCTGTGATGGGGCTGAGTCCGCTCGAGGCGGGATACATGAGTATCATGACCGACTACAAGGCCGCCTACTATAATGCGGTCTTTTTTGATGAAGGAGCGATGCCCGGGGGCGTTCTCTATACCGAGCAGTCTCTGTCAGACCATCAGTTCCAGCGACTGAAGGAGCAAATAGAGGCTCGGCACAAGGGTTATACGAAGGGGCACAGGCTGATGATTCTCGAGCGGGGGCTTAAGTATCAGCAAGTCGCTATTTCTCATAAGGACATGGAGTTCTACGATCTGAGAAGGTTCAATCAGGAGCGAATCTTGCAGATCTTCGGGATGAAGAAGGTCATTATCAGTGTAACGGACGATCTCAACTACGCAACCGCCCGGGAGCAGAGGAAGGAGTGGTGGCAGGGAACTTGCATCCCAATAATGAGGCTTATTCAGAGTGCACTGAACTTCTCCCTGTTCAGAGACTCGGATCTGGAAGTGGAGTTCGACTTGACGACGGTAGAGGCTTTGCAAGAGGACTTGAAGGACAAGGTTGACACGGCTTTGAAGCTGTCAAAGCTCGGTTTTACGGCTAACGAGATAAATGAGCGACTGAATTTAGGCTTTGAGCCCAAGCCATGGAGGGATTATTGGTATGCTCCTGTTAATGTCTTGCCCATAGGGGGCGAGGAGGATGAGGAGGACGAAGAGGAAGACGAGGAGGGCGGGGGAAAACAGCTCAAGGAGGCAGATCTGGAAAAGCTTTACGAGGGCTACTGGAAAAGCTTCATCAGGGGAGTGAGGGTTCTGGAGGATGAGCTGGAGAGGGATGTGAAGAAGCTCTTCCGGGAGATGAAGAACAAGGCTTTGAAGCTGTTATTCAGGGGCGAGCGTAAGGGCGTGGAAGACTTGACTGGGGAAGACTGGCGTGAGGAGAAGGAGAAGATCAAAAAGCTGGCGGGAGCGATCTACGCCCAGGCTATGAAGAAGGGGGCTGAAAGCATAGGCAGGGAGTTGGGGATTGGAGTAAGGTTTGATCTGACTGATCCTGAGGCGGTCTCGTTTCTTGCGAAGAAGCTACTTCAGGTCACGGGAGTCATAGACACGATAAAGCGTCAGCTCGCCCGGACGCTTGCCGAAGGAATGGAGCAGGGAGAGAGCATTGACGAATTGGCTGAGCGTGTAGAGAGAGTGTTTGAGGTTGCCGAGCATAGGGCGAGGACTATCGCGAGGACGGAGGTCATCGGGGCTGCAAACTACGGCCGTCATCAGCAGATTATGAAGACCGATTATACTGAGGTCAGATGGTTTACGGCGTTGGATGAGCGGGTAAGGCCTACCCATAGAGCTATGCACGGGAAGACCAAGAAAAAGGATGAGATGTGGGTAGTAGGAGGAGCAAGCCTCCGGTTTCCGGGCGACCCGGCGGGTCCCGCCCGGGAAGTAATTAATTGCAGATGTATTGAGGTAGTTGTTCCTGAGAGTCTCCGTTTGATCCCTTCCACAGACCCCAAACAGGAGTTTCTGAAGAAAAAGGAGAAGCTAATCCGCAAATATGCCAGTAAGCCCCGAGCCTACGGCAAAACAGCCCTTCAGCGAGCCAAGAACTTCATGAGGGAGCTTCGCAAGCTCGTAGACGACTACGGAGGAATAGACCAGCTGGACATGGAACTCCTTATGAACCTGAAGAAAGAGGAGGCGGAGGAGCTACTCAAAAAAGTCATTCCATCCCGACATCCCGGAGTAAAGAGGGTCAGGGAGTATCTGGCACGGTTTGCGGGCAGGTTCTTCTCACGCGAGGTTCTGGAGAGAGTAGCCCGTAGCAAGCTGGAGGTAGAACTCAAGGGCGAGGACTTCCGCAGTTACTACCTGAGATCAGGCTGGGATGAGGGGAAGATAGCAGTCAGGAGCATGGAGTGGGGTCGAGGCGACCGTTTAGTTCCCTCTAACACTTTTGCTCACGAATTCGGTCATCATGTAGAACACTCGCTATTAGGACCCGGAGCAGGCAAAGGCGGATGCCACATAAGAGATGTTCTGAAGGAATGGCTCTTAAGCCGAGCCAGGAAGGACAAGAGAGGGCAACCAGTCATCAAGTCTCTGAAGGAGTTGACGGGGCTTCCTTACGACGATGACGAGCTTGCAGTGGTAGAGGGGTTCATTGATGTTTATGTGGGAAGGGTTTACCCGAACTTCGTCTCCTCTGAGGTAGTCTCTATGGGACTGCCTGAGTTCTTAGAGCCTGAACGGCTTCGGGCTTTCATGAAGGAAGACTGGGAGCACTTCTCCATCGTATATGGAATAATCACGGGGGCGTTATCATGAGTGTCAAGTTTACCATAATCAAAGACGGTAGGGAGATCACTGTCAAGGATGCATTGAAAATGACGCCACTCGTCTTCTACGATCCGCTTGGGTTTTACAATGAAAAGTCTCCCTACTATGTAGCTCATGTTCTGAACTACTTGAAGCGGAAGGGCTTGATAGACGATTGGAAGGCGGAGGGCGAGTTTCCAAAAATAGAATACAATCCTGATGTGATATATTGACTGGGCAAAGGATGAGTCATTATAATAGGAGCAGGAGGGATGAAAGATGGCTTACATACTGAAAAGTAGTTCAGGAGAGGCGATCAAGGGAGGAGACAAGGAAGTTTGGGGTTCAGATGTCGTCCACGCCGTCAAGGCAGTGGACTTGAAGAAAAGGACGCTAATCCTTACCGCTACGGATGAGACGAAGGATCGCGACGGGGATATCATATCCCTGAATGGCTGGATCTTGGACAATTACATGAAGAACCCTGTTTTTCTTTGGGCTCATGATTATAAGAGCGTCCCGATCGGGGCAACCCAGAAGTTGATCCGTAGAAGGAAGCCTCCTCGCATGGAGGCGGTAATCAGGTTTCCAACTGAGGGGCTTTATCCCTTTGCAGACATGATCCTGAGGCTTTACGCGGAGAGGATCATAAATGCAGCCAGCGTCGGCTTTATTCCTCTGGAGTGGGAGCCTCTGGAAGAAAAACGCAACGGCGAGGTCGTCAGAGTAGGAAGGCGTTTTCTGAAGCAGGAGCTACTGGAGATCAGCGGATGTCCTGTTCCCAGCAACCCAAACGCCGTTCAGGACATGATCAAGGGGATGGGGCTTCCTGAAGAGGCCGCCTCATGGCTTACAGGAGATCAGATTCCTGAGCCTGACCGCAAGGATGACATCCTCACTGAGCTGGAAGATCTGAAGGCTAAAGGAGTAGAGGTAGAGGAGGAGACAGACAGAGTGATGGTTCAGGTTCCTGAGACGATCACTGAAGAGAAGAGAATCGTGGGCGATAAGAACCTGCCTTTGGATCCAAGACCTTCTTGGGACGGGAATGCAGCCAGAAGGAGAATCGCCCGCTGGGCTTCCAGCGACGGTAGCGGAGACAAAGACAAGATAGACTGGAAGAAGTATGCAAAAGCCTTCGTAGTATTAGCCGATCCGGATAAGCCGGACAACTTCGGATCCTACAAGCTACCCTTCGCAGATGTGATTCGTGGCGAGCTGAAGGCGGTATGGGGAGGCGTGAAGGCTGCAATGGCGGCCGTGCTTGGAGCGAGGGGAGGAGTAGATCTTCCGGAAGCGGAACGCAAAAGAGCTTACAATTTCCTCGCCCACTATTACAGGAGGTTTGATAAGCCAGTGCCTGAATATCATCTGTTTACTGAGGCTGAGCGTGAGCTGTTTGAAGACTACGAAGAGGTCAGAGGTAGCCTTCAAGAGATCCGCCAGACTCTGGAAGCTATCAAGGAAGGACAGGAGCATATTCGCAATGCTCTTGATGAGTTGATTTCCAAAGGGGACGAGGGAAGCAAAGACATTTCCTCTGACCTCTACTCCATCATCCTCGAAGCCGAAAGCGAGCCCGGGAAGGAGGAGCTGGAAGGACTGGTCAAGGAGCTAAGGAGGATCACTGAAGAACTGAAAAAACTGTGAGGAGGGAGAGAGATGAAGTTCTATGTAAAGGAAAACGGGCAGTTCAGAGAGGCTACTCAGGATGAAATCCTCAATCCCGAAGTCCAGCTCTATGATGAGAAGGGAGTTCCGCTCAAGAGGAAGTCAGCTCCTGCAGTCAAGAAGGAAGACCCCATCAAGGAGCTTCAGGGCGTGATAGAGGATCTTGCTGTTGCGGTCAAGGGCGTAGCCGGGATCAAGGAGAAGGTAGAACAGCTGGAAAAGGAACTTGCAGCATACAAGGAAGCTGCAAAGAAGGGCTTCCCTATTCCATCCCCAGAGGCAGGAGGGAAGGGAGCAGACGAGCTTCAGGAGATCGTAGGCTACGACCTCGCAAAGCAGGGCAGGAGGCTCATGGACAAGTTCTATCATCCATCTCATGTAATTGATGAGGAGACAAGAAAGGAGCTTGCCAGATACTTTACTCTGGTTGTCAAGGCAGGAGTGTTCCAAGATCCTGCAGCCAGAGCCAAGTTCTCTGAGGTTTACGGAAAGACCGCTATCGGCGATCCTGGCAATGAGTTTCCAGTGCCTGAAGTAGTGGAGGATGAAATCATAGCTTTTGCGAGGGAAAAGAGCGTCGTCCTTCAGTATGCAAGCGTCAGAGATATGACATCTGATAAGCAGTCTGTTCCTGCAGAGGTAGAGTCAGCAACAGCAGGATGGGGAAGCACTACGATTGAGTCTGAGCCAACAGTAGCCGAAGTAGAGCTTCAGGCTGAGGAGCTCAGTGCTTATTCTGCAGTAAGGAATTCTACGCTTCAGGATGCAAGAACAGACATCGTCTCATGGCTCACTGAAGCTCTGGCTGAGGCAGCAGGACTTGCTCTGGACGACGAGGCGTTTAACGGGGACGGAAGCAATGTCTGCACAGGGCTTCTGCTCGGAGCAGGTCATACGGTTCAGATGGAAACCGGGA